TACAGTTTCAGCAAAGCGTGAAGAGGCTTCTATGTTTGAAGTTTCATTCCGTATGCTTCCAGATGACACAACAGCAACATATGGTAAGATCGTTGATCGTACCTACTATGATGGATCTGGCACAAACTACATCGGAGCCTAAGTAAAAAGTAAACAATAACCCACTCTCATAACGGGAGTGGGTTTTATTGTTTTATGCTAAAATTAACTAATGGCTACAAAAGTTTTTAAAACATCTCAAATTGTATTATTAAACAATCAAGTTCTTGAGTGCTCTCCTTTAAAGATTAAATATATGAGAGAGTTTATGGATATATTTGTCCTTCTTGAAAAATCACAAAATGATGAAGAATCTATTGATATTTTGTTGGAATGTTGTAGAATATGCATGAAACAATATAGTCCAGATTTGTTTTTAGATTTAGATGAACACATTGATCTTAATACTCTATACGATATTATTGAAATTGCTGCGGGAATTAACATAAAACAAAAAAATAAAGAAGGTGAAGACCTTGATAAGAAAGAAATAAAACCAATTAAAGAAATTTCAAAAGATAAAGATGAAGGTTGGTTTGAATTAGATTTAGCAAAACTAGAGTCAGAGGTTTTTACTTTAGGCATATGGAAAAACTATGAAGAGTTAGAGGCATCTCTTTCTATTCCAGAATTAATGCAAACCTTGTCCTCAAGAAGAGATTTAGACTATGAAGAAAAAAAGTTTTTAGCAGCAATTCAAGGAGTAGATTTAGATAAAAATTCAGAAAATGGCAGGGGACAAAAAGAATGGGAAGACATGAAAGCAAGAGTCTTCAGTGGTGGACAAACAAGTGATGGTAACGATGTATTGTCTTTACAAGGTCCTAATGCAGCAAGAGCAGGGTTTGGTATTGGAATGGGCTTAGATTACGAAGATTTAACTAAAAAATAAACCTATTCGTGATATAATTAACTAACTTAACAAAAGGAGAAACAAATGGCAGCAGCAACAAAGGCAGATGAGAACGTTGTAGTTCTTATTGACGGAACAAAGGTTTCAGTTAGACCTTTAAAGATTTCCCTACTCCGTCCTTTTATGAAGAAATTTGAGGGTATTGCAGCAGTAGCAGAAGACAACGATAAGTCAATGAGTATTCTTATGGAATGTGTTCAAATTGCTATGCAACAGTATAAGCCTGATTTATCAGAAGACCTAAAGTCTCTTGAGGAAAATCTAGACTTACCTACAGTTTACAAAATTATTGAAGCAGCATCTGGAACAAACATGTCAGATAGTGCTTTAATTAATATATAAAATAAAGTAAAGAGGTGCTATGAGTGGCTGATGTACAATCCAATATTGAGGTTAATCTCGACGCCTCTCAAGCACTTGGACAATTAAAAGCACTTCAAAGACAACTTGCAAATTTTCATGCTTCAGTTGCAACTACAAGTTCCGCTGCTGCGAAAGCACAAGCAAATCTACAAAGCAATCTTATAAATTCAGTAAATGCTACTGGAAAGTTTTCAGCAGGTCTTACGACAATAAAAAGTTCTGCTGACAGTTTTACCGATTCATTAGAAAGAAACAAGTTTTCCACTAGAGAATATTTTAGATATGCTGGTGGTGCAACAAAAACATTTAGTAGGCTTTTCAAACAAGAGTATGACACAATTGGCAAGGTATCAGAAGAACGTCTTAAAACAATGCAGACCCAATATATTAAAATGGGTAGAACAGCAAACGGTGCAATTCAATCAATAGCAGTAAGACCGCTTGCATTAGACATGGATCATTTAGCAACAAAGACTGCTATTGCTGCACAGAAACAACAATTATTTGGACAACTATTAAAACAAGGTTCTACTAACCTATTAAACTTTGGTAAAAATACTCAATGGGCTGGACGTCAGTTGATGGTTGGTTTTACCGTTCCACTAACAATGCTTGGAACAACAGCAGGAAAAACATTTATGGCTTTGGAAAAACAAGCAGTTAGATTTAAACGTGTATATGGAGAAATGTTTACAACTTCTGGAGAAGCAGAAAAAGCATTAAAAGAAGTACAACTATTAGCCTTATCATTTACAAAGTATGGCGTTGCTGTTGAGAAAACAATGGAGATGGCTGCAGACGCTGCTGCTACCGGAAAGATGGGTTCTGATTTAATGGCGCAAGTTGCGGAAGCAACAAGGCTTGCCGTTCTTGGTGGCGTTGAACAAGCAGATGCTTTAAAAACTACCATATCATTAACAAATGCATTTGGAATACAAGCAGATAAATTAAAAGGTAAAATTGATTTTCTTAACGCTGTAGAAAACCAAACAGTTTTAAATATTGAAGACTTGACTATAGCAGTTCCTAAAGCAGGACCAGTTATTCGTCAACTTGGTGGAGATGTTGAAGATCTTGCATTCTTTATGACTGCAATGAAAGAAGGTGGAATCAATGCTTCAGAAGGTGCTAACGCACTAAAATCTGGTCTTGCATCATTAATTAATCCATCAAAGAAAGCATCAGCGTTTCTTTTAGATTTAGGCATTAACATTAATGGAATTGTTGAATCAAACAAAGGTAATATTAAAGATACTGTTATCCAGTTTGCACAAGCACTCGATACACTTGCTCCACTAGAAAGATCAAGAGCCATTGAACAATTGTTTGGCAAGTTTCAATTTTCACGTTTATCAACATTATTTCAAAACGTTACACAAAGTGGAACACAGGCTTCAAAGACACTAGATTTAGCAGGAGCATCAATAGAAGAACTTGCAATTCTTTCAGAAAGAGAACTTGCAAAAGTAGAAAATGCAACTGGAACTAAATTTAAAAAATCATTAGAAAACCTTAAAGTTTCGCTTGCTCCAGTTGGACAACAATTCCTTAAAGCAATAACTCCTATTGTAGAATTTATTGGAAAAATATTAGAAAAATTTAACGGGCTTGGAGATGGAAGTAAAAAAGCAATTGTAATGTTAATTGGAGCAGTTGGATTAGTAGGACCAGCATTGCTCATGACCTTTGGTTTAATTGCCAACGGTGCAGCAAATATAATTAAATTATTTTTAACACTAAGAAATGGATTTTTAGGATTAGGAAAAGAATCTAACTTTTTAGGTAATCAAACTAGATACATGTCTTCTGAACAAATTGAAGCAGCAACAGTTGCTACAGCCCTTAATCAATCACACTCAAGATTAATTCAAACATTTACAGCAGAAACTGCAGCAGCAACCGCTTTGGCAGCAGCATACCAAAAAGCAAACGTTGCAGGAATAAATTTTGCAAGAATAAATCCAGGAATGATGAAGGGCGGATTAGGTCCAAAAAAATTTGCATCAGGAGGTTTTGTTCCTGGAACGGGAAATAAAGATACAGTTCCAGCAGTATTAACTCCAGGAGAATTTGTTGTAACAAAAGACGCAGCACAAGAAAATAAAGGATTTTTACAAAGATTAAATAAAGGTGGATTTGTTTTACGTGGTAATGGAACTGGAGGAGATCCTTATGCTGGAGAAATAAAGGGTGGACCAAGATATGATCCAACATTACCACAATTCCGTGTAGGATCAATAGAATATGCTAAAGCACTTGTTGCAAAACAAAAAGCACAAGCAGAAAAGAAAAAATTATTTTTAGGAATGCCTAATAATTTTAAACAAGTTCAAGATGTAAGACAACAAGATGCAGTATTAGATGAAATTGATAATGAAGTTAAAAATAGTAATCTTGGTAAAGTTAGACCAAAAAACTTTGGAAAGTTAGTTGCAGAATCAAGTGGAAGAAGTTTTCCAGTTCCTGGAATTGGTGGTATTTATGAAAGACCAGACGGATCTAAAGTTTTTGTTAAACCATTCTTAGATGAAAAATCTGCTTTAGCAGAAATGCGTGGAACAACAATTGCAAGAGATGTTCATGGATTAGTTTCACCAGAACAAAAGTTATCCACAATGGTTGATCCAAATAATCCAAGTAGAAGGTTAATAGTTCTAGAGTCTAAGTTTGATCCAAGATTTGCAGCAATGAGTGGTGAATTTACAAAATCTGATTTTGTTAAGCAGGCAGTTGCTTCTGTTGTTAGAGGAGACAAAGATTTATCAAAATCAAATTTGTCTGGAAGTATTCTTGCTGACGTAGGGCCTGCTGGAGTTTTTGGAACTGCATCTGGAAAAAGAAACTTTGGAGGAATGCTTCCAGTAAAAGATCAAGCAATGGTAAACTTCCTAGGAGTAAAAGGTGGGGCAAAAAGATACTTTGCTGATGCAACAAGATCAATAGCACAATCAATGACTCCTGCACAATATGAAAAAGCAATGATACAAGAATTAGATAGAGTTCTTCCTAAATTAAAATCTTCTATTGGGTCTTTTAATCTTAACCCAGAAGAAAAAGTTGCTTACTCTCAGATGGTTCAAAGAGTTGAAGACGCTAAGAAGATTAACTGGAAAGAAATTCATAAAATACACGCTGAAGGAAAAACTCAAAACATTAAAAAACCAACAACTCAACCCGTTCAAAGACCAGGAGAAAAGGGTCATAGAGTTTCAATTAAAGATCCAGCATTTAGAAAAATATTGGTTTCTAGAGGTTTTAGATTAAGAGGAGAATATGATCCAACCTTAAACTCTTTAGAAAAATTACATTTTACAAGTGGAAAAGATTCAAACTTACATACTGCTGCTGGTTCAAAGTTTGGAAAAAAGATTGACAGTGGTTTTACTATTTTAGGAAATCACGGCTATAATCAAATTAGTGAACAAAGTGGCCTTGATGTTGCAAAACCATATCCTTTAACTTATCAAGATGCAGTAAAATCAAAGAAAAGTATTGAAAATAGATTAGCAGAACTTACATCAAGACCACCACAACCACCTAATAAACAAAGTGCAATAAAATTAGAACAAGATACTAAATTTATGAAAATGGCCTTAGCAGATCTTGACACTAATTTAAAAATACATTCAAATCCTACTAAATGGAAAAAAGAAATGGGAATGAGATATGCCCTTGCTGGTGCAATGTCTGAAGGAGAAGGCATAAATGGTCCAACCTATAAAAGACTATACAAACGTTTTATGGCTATTCAAGGAAATAGTACAGCAGATATAACAAAAAATATAGTTAAACTTGCTGCAAGCGATTACAGAGCAGGAAGATCTGCAGATAAAGGAATGACATCTAGAGGTAAGGTAGATCCTAACAAAGGAGTGGCAAGATTAAAACAAATTGGTGGTATTAGTTCTCACGTTGTCAAAGCAGCAAATGCAATGATTGCTAAATCTCCTAATGCTACTGCTCTTATGGGGCTTTTCCCTAGAAGCCAAAAAGATTTTGATTTACTACCAGAATCACATCAAAAAATGTTAAGAGCACCAAATATGATTTATAACTATTTAAAAATGAGACAAGGAATCGGATTTAAAAATTTTAGTACAGCAAAGAAATTTGCGTCTGGTGGTTCAGTTCCAGGGTATGGAGAAAAGGACACTGTACCAGCATTACTAACACCTGGAGAGTTTGTAGTAAATAAAGCAGCAACACAAAAACATGGTCCAATTCTTCAAGCAATGAATTCTGGAAATATTCAATACAGGAAAACTGGTGACATTCGTTCTAAAAGTAACAAAACAAAAAAAGCAACTGCAGCATCAAAGGCAGCAACAATTGCAGCATCAAAAGCAAGGGCTCAAGCACTGACAAACGAAGAAGAAAAAACACAAAAATCTAGATTTAATTTTAACAAATCTTCTGCACCTGTAGATGAACAAACAAGGGCAGCACAACAGGCAAGAAGCCAAAAAATGATGCAACGTTCTAGCATGGCAATGTCAACAGTTATGATGGGAAACATGGCACTAGGTATGATGGGTAATGAAACTGCTCAAAAATATCAAGGAGCCTTGGGTGGATTAACTGCAGCAACAATGGCCATGACAATGATTCAAGGACCAAAGAGTGCGCTAGCAGTAGGAATTGTTGGACTTGCTGCAACATATTTTATTTTAAAGAAATCAAATGAAGCATTATTAAAGAAAACAATAGAGACAACAGTTAATATGGGCGCAGGGGCAAAATCTATGAAAGAACTAGCAGAAACAACTGGAAAAGTTTCTGCAAGAGAAATTATGGATAGAAGAAGAAATGATAAACTATCTCAATTTCAAATTAAAACAGGCAAAAAAACATTTGGAGAATCATTTGTTGAAGGTGAAAAAGGACAACAAATGGTTAAAGATTTTGGACAAAGAATAAAAGATGGCGGCCCAGGTGGACAACAACTTGCACAAAGCGAATTAACTGCTCAACTTGCAACAGCAATATCTAGCGGAATTATGACACCAGCACAAGCAAGAAGTGTTGCTGCAAATATTGGTGAAGCAATGGGTGATAGAGCACTTGGCATAACTGTAAACGCCAAACTAATTGATTTATTTGGACCAAAAGGTGAAAACCTTCTTAAAGATCCTTTAACAATTAAAACACAACTTATTCAAGATAGTAAAACCAGAATGGATATTGCATCTAATGCAGCAAATGCTTCAGGAAGTTTTAAAAAAAATCCAAAAGATATTGTAATTGGGGTAGGTAGTGTTGCTGCTGGTATGGGCGCTGGCGCAGCAGCAGGTGCAATAGTTGGTAGTATTGTTCCATTAATAGGAACTGCTATTGGAGCCGTTGCTGGAACTATTATTGGCGGAATAGGAGGAGCAATAATAGGAGCCAAACAAAGAAATGATAGAATTGCAAAATCAACTGGAGCATCCGTTGCAATGCAAAAAATTGCTTTAGAACAAAGTCAAGAACTTTTAGATTCTTATGATCTTGAAAATCAAAAGAAAATACAATTACTTGAATCAGAAGGAAAACTTGTAGAGGCAGAAAAATTAAGAGGGGAATATGAAACTGGAAGAATAAAACTGCTTGCCACAAATGCATCACTTAATACAGATATATTAAATTCTTATAAAAAAGCAAGTGATGGAAAAGTACAAACTTTATTATTAAAAGGAGCAAGAAGCGCTGCAATTGATAAATATAAAGGAACTGCTCTAGCACCAGTTGCCGAAGAAGCATCAAAACAAATACAAAGTTTAGGATTAAATAAAGAACATGAATATTTAATCAACATGCAGTTGTCGTCTGGTCAAATGGATCCAATGCAAGTATTAAATATGGTTGATATGTTTACTGGAGACAAAGCAGGCGCACAAAAGTTTATGGATATAACGACAAGATTTGGTGCAGTAGTTGGAAATGAGGCTATGGCAGTTGCTTCTATGTTTACTGAAAAAGGCACAGGAAAAGATTTAGATCAAATACAAAAAGATCTTGTTTTAAGTGTTCACGGAAAAACCCCTGAAGAAGCACAAAAACTTATAGATTTTTATGGAACGCTTGGAAAAATGGGAACTGTTTTAGATATGGAAGTTATTGGTAACTACGTTGAAAAAAATAAACTTGGTGCTGCTGCTTTGCAAACAACAATAGCACAGATACAAAAACAAAAAGGTAAAATTGACATGAAAGTTACCACAAAATTGTTAGGAGCAAATCCAAAAGCACTAAGCGCATTAAACACTGATTTAGAGTATTACAACAAACTTCCAGATGAACAAAAAAAGATATACATGACAGCACTGGTAACTACAACAGAAACTATTGATCTAAATAGCCAAGATGTTAAAAATTTTATGGGTGAAAAAGGACTAACATTTGATAAAAATAAAGTAGGAACTTTAACAGGAGATGCAAAAGACAGAAAGTTTAATCCTAAAGGTTATAAAAAAAGTGTAAAATTAACAACCGCAAAACAAGTAACGGATTTAATGGCAACAGACAAAGCAAACAAAATAACTGAAGCAGCAAAAGATGCTAGTAAAGCATTTAAACCAGGAAAAAAAGGTGGCGGTGGCGAAAGAGATACTACATATGATGACACACTTAAGAAACTTAAACTTGTTCAAAACTCAACAATTAATGCAATTGGTGGAGCAGAAGAATTAAAAAAAGTAATGGGCAAAAATGCATCAATAACACAATTTAAAGGTATTGATCAAAAATTAATGGCAGATGGAAAAGTAAGCAGAGATTTCTTAGACTTTGTAGATGCTATGAGCCCACAAGGATTGCAAGAAGATTTAGCCAAAATTACTACTGGTGCAGGCACTGCTTCAATGAAATTAACTGAATTGGGAAATGCATTAAATAAAGCATTTACAGCAATTAAATTGGGAGAATATCAAACCCAACTAACAGATAAAATTGCTGGAATTAAAAACCAAGTAGGCGCTATGTCTGTTTTGCGTAATGCTGGATTTAGTTATGCACAGGCTATGGAGTTAGCAAGTGATCAAACCATTGCACTTGCTATTGCCAATAAAGAACTTAGCCCAGCCCAACTTAAAGAATTATTAACACAAACAGAAGAATTAACTGCAGCACAAAAACAATATGATAATGCTCAAAAGATAGCATTAATGGATGAGATGGATGGTCAAGTTGCAAGATTTAATATAGTTGAGAAGTTTGTGGCATTGCAAGAAAAACTAATTGAAAACCAATATGTTCTTGAGCAATCTAAATTAGAAACAAAACAAAATGATAATAACTATAATTTAGATTTAATTTCAAGGCAAGAAGATAAGATAAACGAAACTTATGATAAACAGATTTCAGCATTAGAAGAGATCAATGCTCTTGCTGAAAAAAATAATCAACTTATTTCAACAAAAATGTCAATTGCTGATGCACTTGCAAAGGGAGATATTAGTGCAGCAAGCAGTGCAATGCAAGATTACCGAAATGCAAAAATTCAACAAGTTGCAAAAACAAGAATGGAAGCCTTGCAAAAAGCAAAAACAAATGCACTTGAATCTGTTACTTCTCCAAACGGATTAACCAGAGTTCAAATTGAGGCAGACAATAAAGTTATTGCAGATCGTTTAAGTGATATAACAAACAACATTAGACTTGCAAAAGATAAACTTGATTTAACTCTTAAAGATACTTTAGGACTAACAAGAGTTGAAATTGCAGCAGCAGGTAGTGCTATTAAGTTAGCATTAGAAGCAGGTATTGATCCAAATGATTCTAAATTCCTTGGAAATATTCTTAAGAATGTAAAGGGAGATGCTGACTCAACAATACTTGCATTAACTGATGTAACAAAATCTATCCAGGCAGCAGATGCTGCAATGAAAGCAGCAAAAGCAGAACTTGGAACTAAAGGTAATACAACATTTGCTGATCAAAAAGCAGAAGATGCAATTAAAGCAAAAGAAGCAGCAGCAGCGCAAGCAGCAGCCCAAGCAGCAGCAGCGACTTTAGTTTCGGCAGCACCAGCACCAGCACTTGATTGGGCCACCCAATTTGGCAGATATTTGGGTGGGGTTGGCGATATGCCCAAAAAGCAGACTGCACCCAAAACATCATCCTACAACCCTTTAAACTATCTCGGCATTCCTGGATTTACTGGTGCAATGGGTGGAATGGTTCCTAAATACATGGCATCTGGTGGTCTGGCTCGTGGAACTGATACTGTTCCAGCAATGCTTACTCCTGGAGAATATGTTGTTAATAAAAAAGCAACACAAAGTTTTGGGCCTCTTCTTGGTGCTATAAACTCACCAACATTTACAACTCCTGAAGCAATGTCCTCTATTAAAAATCTTAGTGGGTCACAAACAGAAGTAAATAATTCCAAAACCCTGTATAATTATAACCTTAGCGTTAATGTTTCTAACAGTAATGCCAATCCAAATGATATTGCACGAACAGTTATCAATCAAATTAAGATGATTGAAAATCAAAGAATTAGGGGTTACTAATGGCTACCGCAGCATATACCGCAGGAAGAAAACGTTTTGGAAGACCACAAGCCATTATCTGGTCAGAAAATCCAGGTACATTACAAAATGGAATTTACGTTCCAGACGGAATTGAAATAGGTGCATATACAACTGCTACTACAAATCTAAATAAATTTTTAATCTTATCTGATCACAACAGAGCACCATTAGATTTTAAAACAGAAAGAATTGAACAAAGGCAAAGAATGGTAAATGGCAACATGAGGTCTTTTCATATTGCTGATAAAAATACAATTAGCACAAGTTGGAATAACATTCCTTCAAGATCATATGGTGGAAGACCAGACTGGGTAGACTCTACTGGAGTAACTACACAGGGGTCAGAATACACGGCTGACGGGGGTGCTGGCGGTGTAGAAATGCTAGATTGGTATGAGAACCACACTGGACCATTTTGGATGTTCCTATCGTATGACAAGTTTAACAATTTTGCGGATGATCAAACCGATGATAGATATGCACACTTAGATCAATATACTGAAATTGTTGAAGTTTATATTTCTGATTTTTCATATACCGTTACAAAACGTGGTCAAACCAACCATGACTTATGGGACGTATCGGTTTCTATGGAAGAAGTGTAAATGTTTCTTGATACAACTTTAAAGAACCATTTAGAAAATTCTGCAACAGTTGAAACCCGTTCAACTATTTTAGCAGAGTGGAATATGAATGTTCCAGATAACATTTTTAAATTAGGAAATTATAGAAATAGAGATACAGGAAAAGCACCACTTTCATTTGATGCAAATGATGTTGGCAATTCTTACACGGGAGCAACAGATGCAGATATTGTAGTTGATAATGGTTTTACTAATAGTGACCAGCCAGCATTATTTTCAACACTTAAAGAACAATATGCAGGACTTTATTCTTTAGAAGACTGTCTTAAACCTTTCCGACCAAGATCAGGAATCAACAAAGCGTTTTATATTCAAGGAAGATATCTTCATAATTTTAATACTAACTTAATTAATAATCAAGTCTTTGCTGATTCTACTATTGGAGCAACTAGTTTTTTTACACAAAGACCAAGATACTATATAGGATCAAGATATGATGAGTTTAAATATTGGACATCGTTTAGAACAGAAAAAGAAAGTGCTACATCCTTTACCACAACAGAACGGGGTATATCAAAAAAATCTGTAAATAATCAATATCCAATTGAAGATGCTGCACCATTTGTAGTATATAAAGAAACAGTTCCAGCAAATCGAATTGTTGTCAAAATGCAAACACATGTTGGAACAAAAGATCTTGGCCCTTTCAACACTGTCACAAGTCCCATTGCAGATCCACTTTTTGGAAACTCTAATAAACAAGTTCCTGTTGTTTGGCGTATTGAATATTTGTTAAATAATTCTTGGGTCTCAGCAAAAACTTTTAATGCAAACTCTTTAAGAGATGACTCAACCGTTATAATTAAAGAAGATGGTTATGTAGAATTGTCTTATGGTTTAATTATTCCAAATGATTTTAAAACTAGATTTAGACATGTTGAAAAAATATCTTCTACTACCGTACTACCAACAAGATCAATTGATGGATATGCCTATTTGCTTTCTTCAAGTGCAACAGATCAAGGAATTTATTATGTATGGAACGACACAACAAAAGTTTACGATACATTTGTGCCAGACTATGGATGGCAATTAACAAATTTAGATTTAACCAAAGAAACAAACTTTGTTACAGATTTTACATCTCCAGAATATTTTATTAAAAACAATCAAAGAGTATATCGTGAATTTCAATATATTCAAGGTGTAAGAATTGTTGCAGAACAAATGAACAAGTACGAGGCTACTTTTGATTTAATTGAAATGTCTCCAAGATTAGTTGCCAATATATCAAATAAAACTATTAGTTATTCTATAACTAAGCAGTTGTCTGATCTTGGCAATGGCTCTTTGCCAGTTGGACAGTTGCTGGCTTCTACTGGAAACATATCAATATTTGATGACGATCAAGCGTTTAATGAAAACAATACAAATAGTATTATTGCTAAATATGTTACCAAAAACCTTAAATTTAATTTTTATGAAACATTCTTAAATGTAAGTAATAAAAACTATAGCGTTCCAATTAAAACATTATATGCAGAAGGAATGCCACAAGCAGATATAACTGGAGGAACAATCTCCTTAGAGTTAAGAGATTTTTATTTTTATTTTGAATCAATAACAGCACCAAAACTATTTCTTACAAATATATCTATTAGTTATGCAATATCAATTTTGTTAGACTCTATTGGTTTTAGTAACTATATTTATAAAAGAATTGAAGGAGAATCAGATCCAATTATTCCTTATTTTTATGTGGGTCCTGATACCAACGTTGCACAAGTTTTAAATAGTTTGGCTACTTCAACACAAACTGCAATGTTTTTTGATGAATATAATAATTTTATTGCAATGAGTAAAAATTATTTAATGCCAACAGCAACACAAAGATCTGTTGATACTGTAATGATTGGTTCTAAAGTTACAGGACCAGTTCCAGAGATTATTACAGATTTTGATGATGCTTCAACATATAGCACTGAGCCAACTGAAACTGTGGATGCTGGATCTTATAGCACTACTGAATGGGATGAAATAAATTTAGGAGGTTCTCCCTCTCTTGCAGAAAGTACAGCAAATATTATTCAAAATAAAACACTGCCTAACAAAAAACTTGCTAACATAATTAGTATTGCTTCACAAGATAAAAAAATATACAATGATGGCAAGATTAGTTATACAACAAGATACATTGATAAAACATATTCTGCATTTGGCGAGCAGATTGCATCAAGTGCAGAAAATAAATATTGGGTATACAAACCATCTGCTTTATGGGAAATTTCAAATCAAGAAGAACTAAAAGATAGTAGGTCAAGTGGATTTACCCTTTCTGCACTTGCTTTAAACTCAACCCTTCCCCAAGTACTTCCAACCGTAGTCAACAATCAACTTATTAATAATATTATTGATTTTGGCGAAGGGATTTATTTAATATCTAGGCAGCAAGGATATTTTTATTCAAGTGGAGAAATAATTAGATACGATGCTGTACAGCACTCAGTTGAAGGATTTGGAAATGTTTTTATAAGTAGTGACTCTGAATATAAAAATTATTTAAATAAATTAAAATTTGGTGGAAAAATTTTTCCAACGGGAAAAGTAAGAATTTTTGCAGAACCATACTATGAAACTATTAATGGAGTTACTAGAATGGTTAATGGTCCAGTTGTTCAAAGTGGAAGGGCTCAATTTGGAACTGTTATTCAAAACCATACAGCATCTTTAGACCCCTATTGGAGCAATAAAGATAATCGTAAAGGCGTTCTTATGTCTTCTCAATATTTATTTGGAGGAACAGAGTTTGAAGGGACTTTAAATGGTACAGTTGCTGCTGGAATTACTTCTGCAGAAGCAGCATCAGTAAATGGAGTAATTAAAAGATTTTTATCAGAGTATGCACTTACAGAAACAGAAAGAGCATCTGTTACAATTATAGACCCAACAAAAAATAAAGGACTTGTTCAATCCTCTGCTCTTGTTTTTAAAGGTAAAGACTTTGTTACAACAGACCTTTCTCCAAGAGATAACTTGTCTTATGTTTATAAAACATTAGATCAATCTGTTTTTAAACATTTTGGAACTAGAATTAGAATTGTTGGAGAACCACAAGGTCAAACAACTACAGCAGATGGCAAAGTAGTTATTAAATCAATTCCATTAAATGGAATGACTTATTATGAAAACAATGCGTCTAAACAAGGCAACAATACAGCAGCGCCAGAAGAAAAAATTAATATTTCTGGAAACTCTGGAGGAATTGCAGTTTTGTTAAATCCAACAACAAATTTAGGATATTATTTTGAAATAATTGCATTAGACAATGCAACAACAGATACACACAATGTTATCTTTTATAAAGTTGTTGCAGGTGTTGGTGAAAGTAAAGCAGTTCCAGTTAAACTATTTAGTACTTATGATGAAACAATTAATTATGATTCGGGAGAATTTTTTGGTATATCAAGAAAATACAATGAAGAAAACACTAGCATATACGACTTAGCCGTAGAGTATGAAGACTTAGCAAATAGTAATATAAGAAGGTTTTATTTGTATATTAATAATGAACTTATTGCTCAAGTTGACGACTTAGATCCTTTGCCAAACTATCAATCAACGGCTTTGTTTGTTCGTGGTTCTTCAAAATGTATGTTTGAAAATATTTATGCTTTATCAGACAACTATTCAAAAAATACAGGATTTGAAATTAATAATCAAATATCGAGAACGTTTTCAAACAGATCAATTACAGCAAATGATGCTATTAAAAAATACGCACTAAGTGGAATTTTACAAGAGTCTTATTTAAAAGGCATTAACACATTGACAACACCAAAATTTAATATTTTTTATGATGAATTTGGAACTATAATGAGAGAGTGTGCATACATTAATGCTAAATTTGATAATGCATATCCAGCACTATATGCAAAAATAGTAATGGCACCAGATAAACTAAAAGAATATACAGTCTCTGGATTCCAAGCAAATGCTTATGGAGCAGAGTTTTTGGTATTTAATGCAACAGATAGTCTTTTAAATCTTGGTACAGATACATCTAATACTTTGCAAATTATGGGTATTGCTTTTACTAGTGATAGCAGTAGCGAACTAACAGTAGATGATTATTTTAAAAAACGATCAAACTTTTCAGACCCAGAACTTAAAGGTGATGTAATAGTTTATTCACCAAAATTAGAAAAAGAAAAATATGATAATATTAAATTAAGCAGACTTAAACATGGAAGAACAGACTTTAACATAAATGTTGAATACATACAAACAACAGAAGAGGCAGAGGAATTAATTGGTTGGCTGCTTGATAAACTAATAGTTCCTAAAAAATCAATTGGATTAAAAATTTTTGCTAATCCAACAATTCAATTAGGGGATATTATTTCAATTGATTATAAAAACAATAATGGTCTAGATCTTGTAGCATCTTCTACTTCAAGATTTGTTGTTTATAATATAGAGTATTCAAGAAGTTTAAGTGGACCAGACATGACTATATATTTGAGTGAGGTGTAACGTGCCATTAATTTCAGATGGAGAGTATCAATATGAATATGAAGTAATGCCAGTTCCACCTTCTGTTAATTTATCACCTAACTTAGTTGTAAAATCTCCAGTAAAAATTGCAACTCCACAATATGTTAAATTTAATAGAGATAAAGAAGGCGATGCAGAACCAGACCAAGACTTTATTAAGTTAATTTTTTTTGAACAGATTAATGGTGTAGCCTTGCTATCTTTAACAAATAGTGCAAAATTAGATACTGGCACAATTTCTTATCAACCAATTTCAAATATGGCAGAAACAATAAGAGCCTTAAACCCTAAAAACATTATTGCATTGCAAGATACTTCAGACAAATACTTTTTAAATTTTCCAATTAAATTAGAAACAAAAGTTCCAAATGTGGGAAATGGACCAGATGGAATAAATGTTTATAGAAATGATCAAGGTGGCATAATTGTGTCAGATCTAACAATGGGCGCAATAGTTATAGAAGCAATAAATTTAGGGCCAAGAGAAAATATTCAGATTGAAACTCTTCAAAGTGGTACAATATATAAGACAAATCTTGGAAATGAGGAATCGTGATAACTAACAAAGGAAAAGATATTATTGCAAAATATTTAATAGGAATCACGCCTGCCTACGCATCTTATATGGCTTTTGGTTGTGGGGCTAAACCATTAACAACTGGACAATTTTTTGGACAGTATTCTACTAAAGAGGTTTTAGACTTTGAAATGTTTAGAGTTCCCATTTCTTCAAGGGGATATGTAGAAGAAGATGGAGTTAATAAAATAGTATTTACTTCAGAACTTCCAACAACAGAAAGATATGAAATTACTGAAATTGGTATTTTTTCTGCGGGAGGTAATCCAGATGCTTCTGGCTTTGATAGCAGACCATTATTATTATTTACAGAAGAAGAACAATGGCAATACGGCAATACTACTTTTGAAAATGTTACTTCGCCAATTACAACATCCCTTGACTATCCACTAGATGACAATATTATTGCAACAGCCTTAAATGTTTTTCAGGCAGCAGCAGACAATTCTATATTTTTTAAAGCAAATAGAAATGAAAAAAATGAAAGATGTAGATTTTTTAATAATATGATTTTTATAAAAGGAGATTATAGTCAAATTAAAGACATTACAAATGTTGCTTCTAGTTTAACAGGACAGTATCACATACAAAAAACTGGACTTAATCTTAATTTGTCTCAAAATTCATTATCTGATCAAATTAAAATTGCATTTTCTCTTGTAAACAAAAATGCTTCCAGTTATACAAACCCAGATAGTCTTAAAATAATTTTAGAATTTATAGACAGTAATAACAAGTATGCAAGATGTTTAGTTGATTTAGTTGACGGAGCAGGCGGAGTTAATTTTAATACTAACAGATATTTTGCAATTTCAAAAACATTAGGAAATTTTGTTTTAGAGCAAGGGTTTTCCTGGGCAACAATTAAAACTGCAAAAATTTATTCATGTGTTGTAGATTCAGGAAACGAAGTAAACACACACTACATTGCTTTTGATGCAATTAGGTTTGATAATATAAACACAGTTAATCCTTTGTATGGACTGGTTGGATATACTGTTGTTAAAAATGCAGATGGAGAACCAATTACCAAATCTACAAATACAAACAACTATGTTGAATTTAGAATGGCTTTAGATATTGGAACTATTGGAGATATTTCTTAATGGTAGATAAAGGCATAAAAAAAATAACAATATTAAAAAAAGATTTGCCACCAGTAAATTCTAGCAACAAACACGTATTAAGATATAGAATTATTTCTGATGACTTTAATAGAACATCAGCATGGTCTAAAATTTATTATGTTGATTCCGTTCCACTAAATGGCCTTACTGCAGAAACTACCAAAAATGCAGTAACTGTTTCTCCTACCGCAGGAACAATTTCTATTAGAACCGTAGATTCTAGAGGTAGAGGAAAACTTGATATTTTTATTAAATATGGATCTGACTCATATTCTTATCATGGAACAACCAATCAAACAACTCTTTCTGGAAATACAGCCACGACAACTTACACCTTTGCTAATACGGCAACAACGGCAACAACATTAAGGATTGCGGTTCAACCAGAAGGAATCACAAAAGAAAGAATTACAGCGTTAACCTTACACGAGAGTAGTGTAATATCAATACAGTAAGTTAAATGATATAATGGAGGAATCATGGGAAGATTAATTGTACCGCAAAGAGGGCAACCTTTAGACGTTTCGTATGTTTATGACATTGTTGCAGCCGTAAATGAACTTTCTGACAGGCTATCAAGTTCGGGTAATGGAACTTTTAAAATTATTTCAGAAACTGGAGAGCCTACTGGAGGATCAATCAATACAATGGCTGTTTTTGCAAAAACATATGTTCTTGGTACATCAAAAGATGTTTCTGCAGGACAACAGGAAGCATTTTCAATTACCTATAACTTTCAAAATACTCCAATGGTGGTTGCAACTCCTTTTGATAGTGAAAAAACAGCAGCAGGTCAAGATGTTTCTGTAGTTATTACATCAGTTACAAATACAAATGCTTCTTTTCTTGTAAGATATAATACTAAAGGAGTTGCAAATACAAAAATTAATATTCTTGCTATTGGAAAAGCACCTTTGGTTGGGTCTTCAAATTAGTGAAATGTTCAAGATGCGGTGGTATTGTTTTTGTTGACAGACAGTACAGCACCAAAGAACATATTGAAGTTTATTGTGTAATTTGTGGTAAAAGAAAATTTTACCATCCACCAGACAGCAGCAAAGAGGGATCATGGATTCTACAACAGGAAATATTGAGGGCCAAAACTACAATCAGTCCGCTATAGTTTCAGGTA